GCCAACGACAGCACCTACATGGTGCATCCCGTGAGAATGGGAGCCTACGGCTACTACAACGCCGACGAATTGCAGAAGTACATCGAAGCCCTTGCGGCGATCCGGGAGAGCATCGTTTCCCTGTATGTCAAAAAGACCGGCAGGGACAAGGACGAGGTGGCCGGATGGATGGACGCGACGAGCTGGTGGACGAGCGCGGAAGCCAAGGCCAACGGCTTTGTTGACGAGCTGGTGGACGAGGAGGAGGAAACCGTTGTGGAAAACCGCGACGGCCTGCTGTTTATCAACAGCGTCAACATGAATTTGCCTTTTGATAAGGCACCCAACTTTGTACAGAACAGCAAGGCAGCAGCCCCCGCCGCCGGATGTTTTGTAAATAAAAATTGCCATAAGGAGGTAAACGACATGGCAAACGAAATCAAGACCGTGGACGATCTGCGCGGGGCCTACCCTGCGCTGGTCAACGAGATCGAGGAGGCGGCGGCGCAGGAGGCCAGAAATGCAGAGCGTCAGCGCATCCTTGACATCGAGGAAATGGCACTGCCCGGCAACGAGGACATGACCAACGAGGCCAAGTTCACCAAGCCTATCAGTGCCAGCGACTACGCCAAGGCCGCCATGAAAAAGGCCAAGGAGCAGGGCAACGCCTACCTGAACGGCGCTGCTGCCGATGCCAACAACAGCGGCATGGGCGGCGTGAACAACACCGCTACCGGCGGCGAGAAGCCCGACGAGTTCATGGACGCTATCAAGTCCGTGGGCAAGGATAAGTAAGGGAGGATAACGACATGAGCATGGATTTGGCAAAAAAGACCTTTTCTACTGCACCTGACTACCTGATCGCTGGCCCTGCCGAGATCACTACGGCAGTCAAGACCACTGCCGCCACCTTGAAGCGCGGCGCTCCTGTTGTGCTGGATGCGTCCGGCAAGCTGGCTGCAATTACCGTGGCGGATGGCGCTGTCACCACCACCGGCCTGTACGGAATCATGGCAGAAGATGCCGCTTCCGGCGAGGAGGGCATTGTGTACCTGTCCGGCGAGTTCTTCGCTGATGCGCTGGTGCTGCCTGACGGTGCCACCGCTGCCGATGTGGAAATTGCCCTGCGTAACCTGGGCATTTTCTTGAAGTAAGAAGCAAGGAGGAAATGAAACATGCCTAACGAAGTGAATATCTACACTCCCCGATACCTGGCGGAAGTTGTGCGGCAGGCACCCCCTGTGCATACTTTCTTCCGCGACACCTTTTTCACCAACATCAAGACCTTTTCCACCGAGCGGGTGGACATTGATCTGGTCAAGGGTGATCGCCGTATGGCGGCTTTCGTGCATCCCCGCGTTGGCGGTGAAGTGCTGAAAAGCCAGGGCTATCAGACCGAGAGCTACAAGCCTCCCCTGATTAACCCCTACGATGTGACCACCGCCGATCAGCTGATGACCCGCCTGCCCGGCGAGGATTTGTACAGCGGTATGACCCCTGCACAGCGGGCTGCCAAGAAGCTGCTGGACGAGTACAAGGTGCTGAACGATGCCGCTACCCGCCGTGAGGAGTGGATGGCCGTTCAGGCCATCGTCACCGGCTCCATCCCTGTGGTGGGCAAGGGTGTCAATGAAACCATCAGCTTTGGCCTGAACAACAGGGTCACCCTGACCGGCAATTACAAGTGGGGCGGCAGCTCCGCAACCATCCTGAAAAACCTGGAGGACTGGGTGGAACAGGTGCAGGACAGCGGTTTTGCTAATGTTGACATGATCATCATGGGCAAGAAAGCCAAGGAGCTGTTCTTTGCGGACGAAGATGTGCAGAAGAAGCTGGACAACCGCCGCATCGAGATTGGCCGCCTGGAGCCTAAGTCTTTGCCCAACGGTGTGCGCTACCTGGGCCACCTGAACGATCCCAACCTGGATCTGTATACCTACGGCGAGAAGTATTACGACGATTGGACGAATCCCACCCAGCCCACCACCAAGCCTCTGATCCCCGATAACGCCGTGGTGCTTATCAGCTCTCAGCCTGACTATGTGCTGGCATACGGCGCTTGTACCTACATCGAGGATGCAAGCCAGCAGTGGGTCACGGCAGAAACCGCCCGCCTGCTGCGCTCCTATGTCGAGCATCATCCCGACCGTCGTTTCCTGGAACTCCAGGCGCACCCCCTGCCCATCCCTGACAAGGTGGATAGCTGGCTGGTCGCTACTGTGTGCTAACAACATATCCCCTGCCCGCGCGAGCGGGCGGGGGAATTTTTCTGCGGAGGTAAGCGATGGCGCTATTTGAACTGAAACAGGAATATGGCTCCGGCCCGGCAGAGGAATGGAAGATGCCCACTTTCAAGGACTGTGTAGCGGCGGACATCGACATGACTTTCTTTGATGGGAACGAACACGCAGACCTCCACACGGTTGACGGCAAGGAAGCTCTGGTAATTCTGGAGGACTACGGCCTGAAAGAGCATAATTCCCACTGGGAAGCCGGGGCAAAGCAGAATTTCGACACCGGCCTGTACACGGCATATACCGTGCTGTTTATCCGGGTCGCAGACTACGGCCCAAAGCCGAAAGTCGGAAAGCACCTGGTAATGGACAAGGGTACAAAGCAACAGCGCACTTACAGCATTTTGAGCTGCGAGGAGCAAAGCGGCGTGTACCGCATTTCCATGGAAAGGACGAGGCAATGAGCAGCGTAACCTATGACGCGGGAAACCTGACCATCACAGTGGCGGGGCTGGAGGATGTGGCGGATGCGCTGGGCGATTTGAAGAAAAAGACCCCGGCGGCGGCAAAGGTCGCCATCAACGCCACCGCCCGGCAGGCCCGCAAGCTGATGGTTGCGCAGGCGAAAGCCAGATATGCCGTGAACGCGGCGGGCAGACGGCACCTGAAAGACCTGGTGCAGCGCAAAAAGGCCACCAACACCAGTTTGAGCGCGGAGCTGCACATCGCAAAGATGCGCAATGACCTGGGCTATTTCCAGCACAGACCCACCGAGACATTCACGGGACGGGCCGTGCTGCAACGCGCCCCGGCCCATGTGACAGCCCGCGTCCTGAAAAGTTCCTCTATGCGGGCGCTGACCGGCACCAGCGGTTTAAGTAAGGGCTTCCTGGTGGAGTTCAAGAGCGGCCATGTTGGTATGGTACAGCGCCGTATCGGCTCCAATTCCAGCCACAAGGTAACGGAGCGGGGGCATCCGCGCTGGACAACCAAGGATGGCAGAGTGGAAAAGCTGGTGACGATGGGCAGCCCGTCGGCTACGGCCATGCACTCTACCGTGTGGCCTATGGTGGAGCCGGATGTGGTGGAATATCTGCAAGATCGTTTGGAGGCCCAAGTGGAGCGGGTTTTGGCAAGGGCGCAAGCCAGAAAGGGATAACCCATGAAAGACTACAAAAACGCGGTAAAGGCCGCAGGCATCGGGCGCACCCCGCAGCTTTGCCAAGATGCGCTGATCGAAATGCTGGAGGAACTGTTTGCCGGGAAGAAGTACAACGGCCAGGAGGGGCGAAAGGCCCTGCGAATCTTCAAACAGGATTTGCCTGTGCCGGAGGACAACGATTCCGATGTTGACACGGACGCGGCAGCAGCTCCCTATATCGTGGCCCGCATGACGGGCGGACAGATCGAGGACGACGACGGCCCCCAAAAGGTTGAGTTCAGCTTGATCGTGTGCGCCTACGACACGGGCGGCGCGCGGGAGGGCTACCAGGATGTGGCGAACATCAAAGAGGACATCATCCAGCGGGTATGCTCTGCACCGTATTTCGGCGGAGCGTTTACGATCTTGAAGCCCATTGTTTGGGCGATGCAGCAGGACGACACGCACCCGTATTATTTCGGGGCCTGCACCCTGACCTGCACTGCCCCGGCCATGACCCAAGACACCGAATTGGAGGAACTGGTATGAGTAAAAAGCGTGAGGTCAAGGCGGAAGCCGTGGCCGATACCGCGCCTGTGGCGGCGGAGATCGCCACGGAAGCGGAGAACAAGGCCGAGCCTATGGCAGAGGCCACCGAGGCCGCAAAGGGCGGCCCTTGCGTTTACTGCGGCCCCACCGTGCGCGGTGTGGTGAAGCAGTACACCGTATTTGCCGGAGACATCCCGGCGGCGCTGAATGACTTTATCGAACAGCACCCGGCGGCCAAGGCGCTGCTGGTGCCGGTGGAGCGTTTTGCGCAGACCCGAAAGCAGATGGAAACCGCCGGAACGGCGGAGGCCATCTTGTACCACAAGATCAAATCCGAACTGTAAGGAGGAAGAAACAGTATGGCTTACAAGCACGGAGTATATACCAGTGAGCAGGCCACCAGCATGAGCGCCCCCATCACCGGCACGGCGGGCCTCCAGGTGATCGTTGGCACTGCCCCGGTCAATATGCTGAAAAACCCTGCCGCTGCGGTCAATGTGCCGCTGCTGGTACACAACTACAAGGAGGCTGTGGAGGCTGTCGGTTATAACGCTGACTTTGCCAAATACACCCTCTGCGAGTGCATCAGCGCTAACTTTAGCGTTGTTGGCGTTGCCCCTATGGTGCTTATCAATGTCCTTGACCCTGATAAGCACAACGCGGCCATCGAGGAAACCGCCATTCGGGTGAACGCCGGTAAGGCGCTGCTGAATGTGGCGGGCGTTCTGCTGGACAAGCTGACCGTGAAGAACGAGGCCACCACTCTGGAGGCCGACACCGACTACACCACCACCTGGAACGACGACGGCACCCTGAATATCGTGCTGATCTCCGGCGGCGCGGGCGACGGTGCCACCAACCTGACCGTGAGCGGCACCAAGATTGACCCTGCCAAGGTCACTGCTGCCGACATCGTGGGCAGCGTGGATGTGAACACCGGCAAGGAAACCGGCCTGGAAGTGGTCAGACAGATTTACCCCATGCTGTCCATGACCCCCGGTATTCTGCTGGCTCCCCGTTTCAGCGCAGACCCCACCGTGTCCGCTGCGCTCCAGGCCAAGACCAAGAGCATCAACGGCGTTTTCGGCGCTGTGTGCATCGTGGACATTGACAGCACCGAGGAGGGTGCCACCAAGTACACCGATGTCAAGACCACCAAGGAGAAGCAGGCTGTGAGCGATGCCAACGCATACGGCGTTTGGCCTTACGCCAAGCTGGGCGATGTGGTTTACAGCGGCTCCGCCCTGGCATCCGCCCTGACCGCCTACACCGACGCGCAGAACGACGACACCCCCAATGTCAGCCCCAGCAACAAGACCATTGCGATCTCTGCTGCCTGCCTGGCTGACGGTACGGAAGTGGTGCTCGACCAGGAGCAGGCCAACACCGTGAACAGCTTTGGTATCGCTACCTGGCTGAATATGAACGGCTTCCGCCTGTGGGGCAACAACACTGCTGCCTATCCCGGCACCAGCGACCCCAAAGACCGCTGGTTTAGCGTCCGCCGCTTCCTGACCTGGGCGGCCAACAGCTTCATTCTCACCTACTTCTCCAAGGTTGACAGCCCTGCCAACAAGCGGCTGATCGAGGCCATTGTGGACAGCGAGAATGTGCGCGGTAACGGCTTTGTGGCCCGTGGTGTGTGCGCCCGTTATGAGATCACTTTCAACGAGGCCGAGAACACCACCACCGATCTGCTGGATGGCAAGATCACTTTCCACCAGTACATCACCCCGTTTACTCCTGCGGAGGACATTGAGGACATTATCGAGTTCGACCCCAATGCCCTGTCTGCGGCGCTGACCTAATAAGGGAGGTACAACGACATGATTAGCAACAACTACATTCCCGAAAAGATCAACGACTACAACGCCTATCTCGACGGTACGAAGATGATCGGCGTTGCGGCCTCTGTCACTCTGCCGGAGGTAAACTCCAAGACCAGCACCATTTCTGGCGTTGGTGTCAACGGCGAGATCGACAGCCCCACCATCGGCCAGTTTGAGAGCATGGAGCAGGAAATCCAGTTTAACACCCTGTACAGCTCTGCGGCTGATATGCTCAGTCCTCTGTCCACCGTCAACCTGACCCTGCGCGCCGCGCAGCAGGTGTACGACAAGGCGGGCGGCTATAACTTCAAGGGCCTGCGCGTGGTCGAAATGGGCCGCGTTAAGAGCTTCAACCCCGGCAAGGTTGAAAAGGGCGAAACCATGGAAGCCACCGTTAAGCTGGAGCTGACCTACATTCTGATCGAGGTAGACGGCGAGCAGCTTTTGGAGGTGGACAAGCTGAACGGGGTTTACAAGGTCAAGGGCGTGGATATGCTGGCTGGCATTAACAGCCTGATCTAACCCGGATAAGACGACACAGCCCACCCCAAATATGCGGGTGGGCTGTGTTTGCGTATAACGCGGAACACTGACACACTGAAACACTGACACACCGAAAGGAGCTTTATCATCATGGCAGAAGATAAGAACATCAAGACCGAGGGCCAGACCGAAACCATGGAAACCCCTGCCGATCAGCAGACCGAGCAGGAAAATGTGGTGAAGCTGGCAAAGCCCTATGTTTTTGAGGGCAAGGAATATCCTGAAATCGACCTGTCCGGCCTGGACAAGCTGACGATCAAGGATGCCATCGACGCGCAGCGCCAGCTTTTTGGCGAGCAGGAAGTGGCCGCCGCTGTGCTGTGCGAAACCACTACGGCCTTTGCCCGCACCATTGCGGTCAAGGCTACGGAGCTGCCCATTGAGTTCTTCAAGTTGATGCCCCGTGGCATTTCTCGCCGCGTGGCAGCAGCCGTGCGCGGCTATCTCAATGTGGACAGCACCACGGAAAACCATGTGATTCATCTGGTGAAGCCCTGCCACTACAAGGGCAAGCAGTACCAGGAAATTGACCTGAACGGTATCGCAGACCTGAACAGCCTGAACGAGAGCGAAGCGGAAAACAGACTGGCCCGCGAGGGATTTGTGGTGACGGAGAACGCCACAAACTATCTGTACGCCTGCGTAATCGCCAGCATGGCTACCGGCATCCCGGAGGAGTTCTTTACCGGGCTTCCTCTGTATGAGCTGCTGAAACTGAAAAATGCGGTGAACGACCCGGATTTTTTCGGATAAAGGGCGGAGCCAAGGCCCTGCGTCAAGCTGCGATTCGCCTGTCTGCCGTAACGCGGACGGGCGTTGACTTCTATTTGAAGCTGCCGATTCAGGAGTTTATCGAGCTGAATAATGAGGTGGCGGAGGAATGGCGAAGAACAAAACATTAGAGTTAAGCATCAAGATCGCCGGTAAGATGGACAAAAGCCTGACGGCTGCCTTGACCAATACCCAAAACCAGATCAGCAGTTTTTCCCGTGGTATCAGCAAAATAGGTACAGCGGGGCTGGCGGCGATGGGTGCGCTGGCGACTGGCACCATTGCCGCCATTGCAGACTGCACGAAAGAAGCAAAGGCATTTGAGCATCAAATGGCCGATGTGGTCAAGTATGTGGACGGGCTGGCGGACAGTGCCGGTAAGGTGAGCAACCTTATCTCGGCAGAAACCGGGAAAACCTTTGCAGAAAACTACGGCGCTATGACTGATGCACTGCTGGATTTAAGCACTCAAATCCCTATGACGGCGGAGGAGCTAACAAAGCTCGCTGCCGCTGCTGGTCAGTCCGGCAAGGGAATTACAGACCTTATCCAGTATGACAGCGCAGGCAACATCCAAGGTTTCTTGAAAGATGTTGCCATGGTTGGCACCGCAATGGATATTACTGCAGATCAGGCGGGCAACTGGGCGGCCAAGTGGGAAAAGTCGTTTAACATGACCCACGACGAGATCATGGTTGTGTTCGACCAGATCAACTACTTGGGCGCAAACAGCGCCACAACGGCGGCGGAGATTGCAAATGCGGTCAACAGCGCTGCGAGCTTGGGCCAGATCGCGGGCGCAGATGTAGCGACCACGGCGGCCCTTGCGGATGCAATGCTGGCTACCGGCGTTGCGAGCGACCGAGTAGGCACCAGCATCAAACGCACCTTTACCAATTTGAGCAAGGGCAGCAATGCAACGAAAGCCCAAAAGGAGTTGTGGCTGGAGCTGGGCTTCACGGCGGAGGGTGTCGCAAAGTCCATGCAAACGGACAGCATTGGCACACTGAAAGCCGTTTACACGGCAATCAATAATATGCCGTCGGAGCGTCAGGTTGCGGCGTTGAGTACGCTGTTTGGTCAATGGGCCATCGAGGGAAACGCAAAGGTTGTCGGAAACATGGGCGTGTTCCTCGATGCGCTGAACATGGTGGGCGACCCGTCGCAGTACAGCGGAAGCATGGAGCGGGAGTTTATTATCAAGGCCAGCACATCGGAGGCCATCGACACGATGAACGCCAACGCACTGCAAGCCTTGAAAATCGACTTTGGCACCGCGTTCCTGCCTGCGAAGAAAGAATTTAGCCTTGCCATGATCGACTTCCTGAATGAGATTCGGGACAATATGCCGGAGCTGGCAAAGCTGGCGGAATCGCTGGGAACGCTGGCAAGCAAGGGCGTTTCCAAGCTGGGCGACGCGATGGATTGGGCGCTGCCCTACATCCAAAAGGGCCTTGATTATCTGGTGAACAACGGAGATCAGGTTGCGTCCGTTCTGGCAAAGGTGGCTGCGGCTTTCGTGGCTATGAAGTTTGCCCCGGCTGCGGAGGGCCTGTTATCCGGCGCGGGCGGCTTGCTGTTTGGCAGCGGCACCGGCGGCGGAGGCACCGGCGGCAAGGGCGGCGGACTATTCGGCGGCATCAAAAACCTGTTCCAGAGCGGCCAGAAAGCGGGCGCTGCGGGAGCGGGTTTCTTTTCTGCTTTCGGTGGCGCATCGTCCGGCGGCGGTTTTCTGTCTACGCTGGGCGCGACGGTTTCCAGCCTTGTGTCCGGCAACGGCATCAAGGGTACGACCGGGCTGCTGCAAGCTGCGGCGGGAACGCCGGGCCTGCTGTCTGGCTATACGGGCGTGGGAAGCGCCATTAAAACGGCTGTGGGCGGAAGCTCTGTCGGCCAGTACCTCGGCGGCATCGGCTCCTCGCTGGGCGGCCTTGGGCAAACGCTGGGCAATACGAAGCTCGGCGGCATGATAAGCGGCGCACTGAATACGGCGACGCTGGGCCTGCGCACGAAGATAGCGGGCGTGGGTGCGGCTGGCATCATTCAGGGAAGCATCCTGAAACAGAATTTGGGCGGACTACTCGGCAAGGCATCAGGCTTTGTGGGCGGCATCGCAAATTCCGGCGTAGGTAAGGCTATCGGCGGAGTGCTGGGCGGAGCGGGAAAAATCGCAAGCTCCGGCGCTGGTGTGCTGGGTAGTTTTTGGGGGCCGCTTGCGGGCGGCTTTGGAAGCCTGCTTTCCGGCGCGTTGCCCATCGTGGGCGTGATCTCCGGCATTATCGCCGTGGTGAGCATCCTGGGCGACAACCTGGAGGGCATCAGGAACATCATTGGAAGCGTCTTTGGTGAACAGGGGCTTGCTGTGTTTGACAGCTTCACCGGGGCTTTGGGCCAGGTGGGCGAGTTCTTCAACAGCCTGTTTGCAGAGGGCGGCGTGGCAAACGCGCTGGCACCGCTGCGGGAGGGCATCGCAAACCTGTTCGGCCCGGACGCGGCGGCGGCCTTTGACGGCATTACCACCATCCTGCAATCGGTGATGGGGGTTATCCAACAGGTCGTGAATTTTGCCGTTACGACGGTAAAGCCGATCATCCTTGATGTGTTCAATTTCATCACGCAGACGGTTATGCCGATCATCCTGCAAACCATTTCGGCGGCGGCCCCGTATATCTCTGGCATCATCAGTGGTATCGGGTCGGCGGTTATGACGGTGGCACAGATCATCGGCACGGCAATTCAGTTTGTTTGGCCCATCATTGAGGGTATCGGAACGGCGTTGCTGAATGTGGGACAGGTTGTTATCCCGGCTGTCCTGGCATATTTCAGCGTATTCGCCGAGGGTCTGACCAACGCCATCACAGGCGTTAAGACGATCTTTGAGGGTATCATCACTTTCATTACCGGCGTTTTCTCTGGCAACTGGAGCCAGGCGTGGGAGGGTGTGAAGTCCATCTTTGTGGGCATCTTTGACACGCTGGGCGCTCTGTTCAAAACGCCGATCAATGCCGTTATCTCCCTTATCAACAAGGCGATCAACGGCATTAACGGGCTGGGCCTGACTATCCCCGACTGGGTGCCGGTCATTGGCGGCAAGAATTTCTCCATCAACATTCCGCAAATCCCCATGCTGGCGCGGGGCGGTTTTACCAACGGCGTGAGCATCGCGGGCGAAGCGGGAACGGAGGCGGTTATCAGCTTCCAGCGCAGTGTCCGTAGGGACAACCTGAAAACATGGGCGCGAGCGGGCGAGCTGCTGGGCGTAAAGCCTGTGGAGCTGGCAGACATCCCGGCCCCGGAGGGCGGCGGCTTTGGCGGCGGAGGTTTTACCTTTGCACCGCAGATCACCATTCAGGGCAACGCAGACCGCGACGCGGTGGAGGCTGCCCTTGCCGAAGCACAGGCGCGTTTTGAGGCGTGGTATCTCCAGATGCAGAGAAAATACGCACGGACGGCCTATTAACAGGAGGACGGTATGGCATACATCACCAAGAGCGGCGACACATGGGATGTGATCGCCAAAGAGGTCTACGGAAATGAATACCATGCCGATGTGCTGATGGCAGCAAACCCGGAACACATCGGCACCTTTGCGTTCAGTGCCGGGGTGGAGCTTTCCACCCCGGAGCTGGCGGAGGTACGGGACGGTCTGCTGCCGCCGTGGAAATACGAGGCGGCCTATGATTAAGACCAGAAGTGTGGCGCTGGATGTTCTGTACAACAACGCGCCCTTTGCTGGGCAAGTTGGGGCAGAGATCGAGAGCCTGACCTACACGGACAATGCGGCTGATAACAGCGACAGCATTGACATTATCCTGAACGCCCAGGACAGCAAGTGGCTGTACGGCTGGATGCCGGAGAAAGGCGCTACCCTGCGACCGATCATCCGAGGGATGAACTGGGAGCGGGAGGGCGACCGGCGGACAATAGAGTGCGGCTTGTTCGTTCTGGACGATGTGAATTATTCCGACGCGCCGACAACCTTACAGGTGGGCGGCGTGAGCAAGCCGAGCGACAGCGATTTTTCCGAGCTGGAGCGGGAATACATCTGGAAAAACACCTCCATCAAGAGGATTGGCGCGAGCATTGCGGCCCGGTACGGACTGGAGTTTTCCTATGACGCAGACGACTACGACATAGAGTGCGACGAACAGGACGGCACGGACAGCAGCTATTACAACCAGCTATGCAAGAATTATGGGCTTGTGCTGAAAGTGTACGCCAAACGGCTGTGGGTGTATGACAGGGAGAAGTACAAAGAAAAACGGTCTGTGCGCACCTTTCATCGGTCGCAGATCAGGCCGGGGAGCTTTAGCTACACCACCACCCTGTCCGGCACCTATACCGGCGGATATTTCAACTACACAGACCCGGACAAGGACATTGACATCGTGTGCAGCGTGGGCGGCGGAAGCCACACCAAGAGCGTAAACCGCAGGGCCACCAGTGTTTACGATGCCAGCGTCCAGCTCTGCGCGGAGCTGAACAGCGCAAACCACGGCACGGCGAAGCTGCGCTTTGGCGTGGATGGTGAGTGGCTGGTGAGTGCTGGAAACAGCATTGATCTGACCGGCTTTGGCTGCCTGAACGGAAAATACTTTGTGGACAAGGTGACACACAAGGTTTCCAAGAACGGCTTTACCACGGACTTTGAGTGCAGCGGCATCGGCAAGGCGTTCCATTACTGGGATGTGGGCGGCCAGATCGAATACCACGAACAGGAGGACGACGAGGCCGACAGTTACGACAGCACTTATTCCACCACCAGCCCGGCGGCAAATGCGGCCAGCTCGGCGGCGGGTGCCACGGCGGGCGCTGCGGTCACACTGAACAAGGCCCCGCTGTATGTCTCCAGCACGGCGACCAACAAGGCGGGAACAAAGAGCGGCACTTACTACTTCTACGACGGCATCCTGATAAACGGACGGTATCGCATTACCAACAGCGCCGCCCGATGCGGGAAGCTGCCTGTGGGGCAGAATGTGACGGGCTGGGTGCCTGCCAGCTATTGCGTCACCGAAACGAAAGAGCTGCCGACCAAAAACAAGGACATCCAAATGGTGGCCTTGAAGTAAACGGCGGAGGTGAGACAATGGCAAGCACCAACAGAACGGGCCGGGTCAGTGCCATCGACTACAAAGCGGGTACTTATGAAGTGACCTACTTTGATCGCGGAAAAAGCGTGACCCGCCAAATTAACGCCATGAGCAACGGCGAATACAAAATGCCCACCATCGGCCAAGTCGTCAGCGTTGCCCACAACAGCAACGGCACGGCAGCGGCTACCACCACCGGCACGGTCTGGAACAAAACCAACCGCCCGGCGGAGGGCTACAAGGGCCTGTACCGCAAGGAGTATGCGAGCAAACAGGGGCAGGCGTATGACCGATACGACGAGAACACGGGTGTTTATACCCAGTATGTGGACAAGCGTACCGGGCGCAACTGCAAGGGTGAAATCTACGACGAGGCGAAAGGGCCGATCAGCCTGATTGCCGGTGGACAGATTCAGCTTAAAAGCAGTGCTTCCAGCGTGAGCATGAACGCCAAAACGGGTGTGGGCATTGTGGCCGGTACGGCGGTAAGCATCGAGGCGGGAACATTTGTCAGCGTAGAAGCCGGAGCCGATATGAGCCTGAATGTAGCGGGCAAGTTCGACCTGTCCGCCAAGAAAGGGCTGGAGTTCAACATCGAGGGCGGAGAAGCAAAGCTGACCATCAACGGCGCGGTTATCACTGTAAGCGAGGCTGGGGATGTGGATGTGACCAGCCCCACCAAGATCACCCTGTCCGCGCCGGAGATCACCGCCAGCGCGGCGGCGGGCGATTTGACCATCCAGGGCGTGAGCCTGGTAAACCACACGCACAAGAACAGCGGCAGCGGGCCGCCTAACAAGTAAGGGGGGTATAGCGTTGGCAGTAGGTAGTTTTATGGGCCGGTCGTTCACGGTGAGCAACCGGCGCATCCTGACCCCCAGCAACCTAAAGGGCCAGACCGGCAGCGAGTGGGCCACCCACAGCCGCACCGGGCAAAAGGCGCGCAGCCAGTGGATTGCACCGAAGCTGCGCAAATACACCTACGATCTTCTGTTGCGGGCGCAGGACGGGGTAAACCCCCGTAGTACGCTGCAACATTTTCAGAACATGGCGGAGAGCAACCGGGCCGACTGGTTTATTATCGGCGGCTCCCCGATCTCCCCAAACCCGTTCAAGATCACGGACATCAGCGACGAGTGGGCCGTGGTGCTGAATGGTGGCACGATGGTTGAGTGCAAGGTGAGCTTGACCATCGAAGAATACCTGTAAGGAGGTGGCGCGGATATGCTGAATGTGAAAGACCCGGCAATCGAGATCGTGGCGGGAAGCGTTGACGACGAGCGGGCGGCGGAGATTTACCGCAACCTGTCTGTGCTGTACGGAACGCAGACCGGCGAACAGGCGCTTGATCGGGATTTTGGCATTGACATCAATGCCGTCAGCGCGCCGCAGGCAAACGCGCAATCCCTCCTTGCAGCGGAGTATGTGCGAAAAACCCGGCGCTATGAGCCGCGGGCAAGGGTTGTCCGCGTGGAGTGGTCGGCGGGTAATTCGCCGGATGGAAATATGACCCCAAAGGTGGTGATCGAGATTGTCTAATATCGCTGAACTGGCGAACACGCCGGAATTGAGCTTTATCGAAAACATGACCTTGCAGGAGACGGAAGAACAACTGCGTGAGCATTACATCAGACTTTACCGAAACCTGACCGGGAAAGAGCCTGATTTGGGCGAAGCAGATGCCAAGAATCTGCTTATCAAGGCGTTCAGCCTGATCGAGTACCAGACCATGCAATATGCCGATGCCAAGGGCCGGGCCGAGCTGCTGAAAACCAGCACGGGCGCGGCGCTGGATGCCCTGGGCGCTCTGGTGGGCGTTACCCGGCAGGAGCCGACCAAGGCGACGGCAACGGAACGCTTCACGCTTTCCGAGGCACGGGCCGAGGTGGTGGCCGTACCGGCTGGCACACGGGTCAAGACGCAGGACGGTAAGTATTTCAACACTCTGGAATACGCCGAGATCGCGGCGGGAGAAACCAGCATTGAGATCATGGTGCAGGCGGAGGAGGCCGGAGCGGGAAGCAACGGGCTTTCTGTTGGCAGCGTCAATATTCTGGTTGACCCCATCCCGTACATCGCCAGCGTTACCAACATCACCCAGTCCACCGGCGGCCTCGACACCGAGAGCGACGACGACCTGACGCGGCGCATTTATCTGGCCCCCAGCGTTTATAGCTGCGCTGGGCCGAAAGATGCCTACGAATACCATGCGCGGGAATGGCGAAGCGATGTGGCGGATGTCCGCATTGACAGTCCGGCCCCGTGTGTGGTCAATGTCTATTTCACCATCGAGGACGAGACAGGGGTACGCCTGCCCAACGAAACCGAGCGGGCCGCTATGGAAGCTCATTTGAGCGCCGATACCGTCCGCCCCTTGTGTGACCAGGTATCTTGCCTGGCCCCGGAGGAGCTGGAGTATTCCATCGCTGTGACCTACTGGATTGGTGAGAGCGACCAGCGGAGCGTCAGCGAGATTCAGGCCAAAGTGGGCGCGGCGGTGGCTGACTTCCAGACCTGGCAAAGAAAGCTGGGCCGGGACATCAACCCCACGGAGCTGATCGCCCGGCTACGCGAGGCCGGGGCAAAGCGCGTCAAGCTGACGGCACCGGACGACATCACTGTTTCCAGCGTCATGCTGCCCAAGTGTACCGGCGCGACCGTGACATACGGAGGGCTGGAGAATGATTAAGAGCCTGAAAGATGCCCGCATCGTTGACGGCCTGCCCCGCATCGTGGCGGAACAGCCGTGGGTCAGGGCGTTTTCCGAGGCCCTGGGCGAGCTGCACCAAAAGACGCTGGAGCATATCGACGGCAGCCAAATCTATACGGCCATCGACACGGCGGCGGAGCCTGTGTTGGATGCCCTGGCGGTCAACTGGAAAATCGACTGGTACGACACCGGGTACAGCATCGAACAGAAACGGCGCATCGTGAAAACGGCGCTGACCATCCGCAGGACGATGGGAACGGTGGGCGCGGTGAAGTCCCAGGTGGATGCCATCTATCCGGGAACTACGCTGGAGGAATGGTTTGACTGGGGCGGAGAGCCGGGCTTGTTCCGGCTGAATGTGGATGTTACCACCACCGGCCCCGGAAACACCATCGACATTCACGGTCAGGCAGAAATCGAAAGACGCTTGACCACTGCCAAGCGATACAGTGCGCACCTGGAGAGCATGAGCTACCAGGTGCGTCATGCTATCGAGGTGGCGGCCAAGGTCGCGGTCTATGCGATCAAGCCGCCTCTGTGTGGGACGATCTACTGCGGCACCCGGCCTGTAATCTCAACACTGGGATGGAGCGGAGGCCGGACGGTAGCGGTAGCGGGCGCGCCGGAAGCGTTTGCTGTGTCGCCGGAGCTGTGCGGCACCTTGCCGCAGGATTCAACGGTGGGATATTCCGTCTGCGGTGCAATGTACAGCGGCGGCGGAGCTGTCGCGGCGGCCTATGCTGGTACACCGTCCGAAAGCGGCGTGAGCTGCTGCGGGACGCTGCCATAAACCGACGGGGAAAGGAGGACAAGGGCGATGGCCTTTTTCAAGAAAAGTTTTCTGGATGCCCGGAGGGGCGAACTGCTGCGCGCGGTGAGCCGCTTCCAGTACCAGCTTAATAACGGGAGCTGGCACAACGGCGAGATCAACAGCAAGCAGATCATCGGCGAGAATGTGGTTGTGTTCGTGAATGTGCCGAGTTCCGGGGCGGCTGACACCATTACCGGGGTGCGCGTCTACGACAACAATGATGCGCTGGCCGGTGAGCAGACTGTGAGCCTGCGCCGGAGCAGCATTAACACGGCGCTGCTGCGCTTCACATTCCCGCTGATCGAAGCGGAATAACAGAAAGGGGGAATCACCATGGCTTACAATCGTACCTTTTGGGTCGATCATGTGACCGACCAGGACGGCAATGTTATCCAGCAGGGTACTTTGCTTGACCAGCAGCACTTCAACAATCTGGAGCGGGGTTTGAGCGACGCGGGCCTTGCCCACGCCATCATGGCCTTTAAGCAGATTCAGGAAGATTACAACATCATGGACGAGCTGCACACCCTGACGCTGGCGCAGACCGGCCTTAAATGGCCGTTCAACAACAAGGAGAACACCATCGCCCTTGTGCAGCTCCGTGAGAACACGAATTACAGCGTGGAGGTTGCCGTGCTGGGTTACAGCGGCGGCAGACTGGGCGACATTCGCGTTCTCGACAGGGCCAGAAACGGCTTTAAGCTGCTGCATGACGGCAGCGCATCCGTCGTCAAGGTGGCGGTGCGCGTCAGCGGCGGCATGACTGACCAGCGCGTAGCTGGATATTAACACAGGAGGAGTGACCAACTATGAAGATCGTTGAAAAGAACGAGGGCCGCAAGATCGACTATGAGCTGAACGGCACGAAGCTGGAGTTTGCCGAAGGCGCGCTGACCATCGACTTGGCCCGCTACCAGAAAGACGACCCCGTGACCCGCGACATCATGGTAGACAGTGACGGCTACCTGATGATGGGCCGTGGCCGTTACTATGTGGCACAGGTGGAAATCCCCGCCCGCGAGTATGAGGAGACGGAGGCCCCTGCCACTATGGCGGAGGACACCGGCGAGAACGGCGGCATGAATCAGCCTGGCGTTATCAGAACGCCCCTGCCCCTGAACACCGACGATGTGACCCTGTACCTGTTTGCCATCGACGGCATCATCATCCATTAAGGAGGAAACGACATGGCTAATTTTGATATGGCGGAAATGGCGCTGAAAAGCGTTTGCCCCAACAACCACATGATCTACGACGACAAGGAAATGCCCAGCATCATGGTCTACATTCCCAAGTTCCGTCTGTGCGATGTGCTGTCCACTGCTGACACCAGCGTACACCCCGCTTTCCGCGTCAACGGCGTGGAGATCGACGGTTTCTATGTGGGCAAGTACCAGACCCATCACTACAACGGCAGAGCATACAGCCTGCCCGGCGAAGATCCCAGTAACACCGCTGGCCTCGATACCTTTGTGAGCTACAACCGCGCCAAGGGCGGCAAGTTCCATGAGATCACCGCTGCGGAGTGGGCAGCCATCGCCCTGTGGTGTCACAAGAACGGCACCGAGCCGAAAGGCAACAACAACTATGGCAAGGACAGCACCGAAACGCTGTACAAGGCCATTCCCAGCATGGCCCGCGACGGCGAGGGCGGAATCCAGCGCGTCGGCACAGGCACCGGCCCCGTCACCTGGAGCCACGACGGCACCCTGTCCGGCATTTGGGACATGAACGGAAATGTTTGGGAGTGGTGTTCCGGCCTGCGTCTGGTGTACGGCGAGCTGCAAATCCTCCAGGATAACAACGCCAGCGACCCCACCGCTGATTTGAGCGCCACCAGTGCCGCGTGGAAAGCCATCAACGCTGCGGACGGCAGCCTGGTTACTCCCGACGGCAACGGCACCACCGCTGGCACTGTGAAGCTGAACTATGCCAGCTCCAAGTGGACTTACAGCACCACTATTTCCGCTGCGACAACCTCCACCGGTTGTACCTTTGCCAGCGTGACCGCTGATGCTACCATCGGCGACGCGGCCAAGCTGCTGCTGAAAGCCCTGGCTATGCTGCCCGATCTTGACCTGACCGGCGACGGCATTGACACCACCTACGGCGGTGACTACTTCTATGTCAACAACGGCGAAGCGGAGCGGTGCCTGATTCGCGGCGGCGTCTGGAGCTATGGGGCCTTCGCCGGGGTGTTCTACTCCAGCCTGAGCAGTGCCCGGTCGAGTGCCGGCGGCGACTTCGGCGGTCGTTCCGCTTTTATTGATTAACTGTACACTGCGTCCTGAATCACTGACTGTCGAGCGATAGCGAGACATCAAGGAAAACTCGCCCCGCACAGCAACGGACAAACGCAGTCCCGCGCTGTGCGCGGGCGAATTTTCAGGATAATTTTCTGTAAAAGGGGGTGAACGGAGCGATGCAGAGTAATATGCCACCGAATAGCAGCTATGAGCCGTTCCGCCTGAAAGAGAAGATCGGCGAAATGATACGGTACGGCAGACCGCTTACCAAGCAATTCAGCCGGAAAGACCGTGATCTTGCCGACGATATGCGTACCTGTATGCTGCGGATGTATCATCTGGCCGTGGAGCTGGAGAAGAAATACTACCGCAAGACTACGGCGCAGGAGCTTGATGTGGAACTGGACTGGATGCGCAACCTCGTGAGGTTGGCGGCGGACAAAGAGTGTAGCGGAGCGAAGTTTGCCCCGCCTTTATCTGTCCACCAATATGAAGTGTGGGCGCGTTACAATGACGAAATCGGCAGACTGTTAGGGCGGTACATTGAATCCATCCGACGGTAGGCCGTTTTTGTTGGGGATAGGCCGTACTGCGGTGCCTGATTCGCGGCGGCAACTGGAACAATGGGGCCAACGCCGGGGTGTTCAACTCCAACCTGAACAATGCCCGGTCGAATGCCAACGGCAACATCGGCGGTCGTTCCGCTTTTCGTCTGTGCTACGCCATTTTTGGGGCGGTGGCTCTGCGCCTGACAAGTGGGTGATGCCTTACGGGGCTTCATCGGTGCGCAGACTAAAAGGGGCCTATCTCCATTCCTGCGAAATGCGGGATAAAATCTGAAATGCCGTGGAGACGGAAACGCCACACACGGCACTGTGCGGAGGCACAGATAGCATGAGCGAGCAAAACCAAATCGCGGTGATTGATGCCGCGTGGAACACGATATGCGGGTTTGAGTGGTTGCTGGAGGCACACCGTAACGCCCGCAAAGGAAAGCGATACAGGCCGGAGATCATGGGCTTTACCGCAAAGCTGGAGGACAATCTATTGCTCGTTCAGCAATACATGATGGACGGAAGCTATGAACTGGGGCCGTATCGCAAAATATGGGTTATGTCCCGAAGAAGCGGCTTGTCATGGCGCTGGATTACCCGGACAGAATCGTGCAGTGGTGCCTTTATCTGTACCTGAATCCGATCTACGACAAGCTGTTTATCGAAGATTCCTACGCCTGCCGGAAGAATAAGGGCAGCCACCGGGCGGCAAAGCGCCTGCAATACTGGATGTGCCAGGTGCAGCGCAAGCCGGGGCCGGGCTGGTATTACCTGAAACTGGACATCAGCAAGTATTTTTACCGGGTAAACCATGAAAAGCTGCTGGAGATTCTGGCGCGCCGGGTGAAAGACCCGGACATGATGGACTTTATACGGCGGGTAGTAAACAGCACGGCGGAGCCTTTCGGCCTGCCGCGAGGCAGAACGCCGGACAATACACCGCCGGAGGAATGGCAGTACGATGTGGGGATGCCCATTGGCAACCTGACATCACAGCTATTTGCCAATATCTATCTGAACGAGCTTGACCAGTATTGCAAGCATAAGCTGAAAATCCATTTCTATGTCCGATACATGGACGACATCATCATCCTGGGGCCGGACGCGGCAACGCTGCATGAGTGGAAGAACGCCATAGAAGTTTTCCTGCGGGAAGAACTGGCGCTTGACCTGAACAGCAAAACCAGCATCCGCCCGATCAGACAGGGCGTTGAGTTTGTCGGTGTGCGGATATGGCCCACGCACATGAAGCTGCGCAAGAGTACCACCCGGAGAATCAAACGGGAGGTGCGCAAGATCAGTGCTTTGTATGCTGCCGGTGACATGACCAAGGAAGCCTTTGGCCGCCGTGTTGCCAGCATCAGGGGGTTACTAAAGCATACGGAGTGTGCGAGCCTGCGGTGGCGGTTGAACGAAATCTACCGTGAGGAAATGGAGAAAGCAGCGGAAGCGAGGTTGCGAGAGGAGGGAGAGCGTGAGCCATTTGCAGATCATTCAGGAGCTGGAGACGGTGACGGAGATTCAGGCGCGGGCGATCAAGGTTTTATCTATGCGCCTTGCTGAATTGGGCGACACCGAAACCGGGCGCGATGAAATTGCGGAAGCCGACAAGGCGTACCGCGCAGTTGTCGGCGGTGACGAGCTGCCGGACAACTTGAATTGCCCCGTGGGGCAGGAGGAATAAACCCCGATGTACATTGACGCAAACACCATCATTAAGGCGGCCAGCCTTTTGGCTGCCGTCAGCGCCCTTGTTACGGCGGTGATCGCCGTCTACAAGGTGATCGAATCCAACAAGAAGCAAACCGAGTTCATCAACGCCATTCAGGAGGAACAGACCTTGATCTGTTACGGCCTGCGCGGTGCGTTGCAGGGACTTGTGGAACAGGGGTGCAACGGCCCGTGCAAAGATGCGCTGGACAAGCTGGACAAGCATCTGAATAAACACGCCCACCCCCACATTACGGACGGTTGATATGAGTAGTGCAAAGAAGAAGCAGACGAAAAACCGGCGGATGGGATGCTCCAAGAAAGTGGTGCTGTCTGCGTGGAGCGTTTTCATTCTGCTGCTGATCGCGCTGCTGTACGGCCTGTTCTTTACGGAGCGGGATATGGCCACTCTGGCTGTCGTGCTGGGCGCTGACAGCGCAGTTACCGGCACGGCCACCGGCTTTTACTTCTGGAAAGCCAAGGCGGAAAAGAAGCTGGAACTGTTTGAACGGCTTGCGGCCAAGTGGGAAAAGAAATACGGCATCGAAGCCGTTACCACGCTGGCCCAGGTGATCTTCACGGAATAACGGAGGAATGATATGCTGACAGGCAAAACCAACGAGGAAAAAATCTGGAATTACCTGAAAGGTGCGGGGCTGAATGATTACGGCATCGCTGGCCTGATGGGAAACCTCTATGCGGAAAGCGGCCTTGTGCCGAACAATCTGCAAAACACATACGAAAAGTCGCTGGGGTACACCGACGAGGAGTACACTGTGGCGGTAGACAAAGGCATCTACGGAAACTTCATCAAGGACGCGGCGGGCTACGGCCTTGCCCAGTGGACTTATTGGAGCCGGAAGCAGGGCCTTTTGAATTTTGCCAAGGCGGCGGGAAAGAGCATTGGCGATCTGGAAATGCAGCTTGACTTCCTGATGAAAGAAATGCAGGAGGGTTACAAGGCTGTGCTGTCTGTGCTGAAATGCGCAACCAGTGTCCGGGAGGCATCGGACGCGGTGCTGCTGAAATTTGAGCGACCGGCAGACCAGAGCGTGAGCGCGCAGACCCGGCGCGCCTCCTACGGCCAGAAGTATTACGACAAGTACGCCGCTGCGGCTGCCCCAAAGGAGCAGGCCAGCGCGACCTACAAGCCGAGACTGACCAGGCCGGAGGCGGGCAACAAGTATTACATCACCAAGAGTTCCGGCGGCTACTCCGACGCGATCAAGGGCAAGCCGGTGGACGCTGCCTGCAATGTGCTGTCCAACTGCGTGGGCTACGCATACGGCAGATTCAACGAGATCGGCGGGTATGGCTGCTGTAAGTATCTGCGTCCCGTGAACGCTGAAAACTTTATCCAGTTTGCCGGTGGCCTTGAAGTGGGCCAGACCCCGAAGCTGGGTGCCTGCATGGTGTGGCGCAAGGGCGCAACCCTGTCCGGCTCTGACGGAGCGGGCCATGTGGCAATCGTAGAGAAGATCATCAGCGCAACGGAGATCGTCACCTCTGAAAGCGGCTACGGCAGCTCCACCCCGTTCTGGACAAAGACCCGTAAAAAGGGCAACGGCAACTGGGGCGCGGGAAGCGGTTACACATTCCTGGGCTTCATATATAACCCTGCCGTCAAGGATGGGGCCACCGTCGTTCCCTCTACCCCGACACCCAGCACCGGCACCACCAGCGACGAGCTGAAATACAAGGTGGGCGACAAGGTGCAGTTTGTGGGCAAGAAACACTATGTCAGCTCCAACGCGGCGAGCGGGAAAACCTGTAAGCCGTGCGAAGCAAAGGTTACTGCAACCAACAAGGGCAGCAAGCACCCGTATCATCTGGTCGGTGCCAGTGTGTACGGCTGGGTAGACGAGGACGATATTGCCGTCACCGCCTCCGCTGATCTGGCGATGGGCGACCGGGTGAAGATGGACAAGTCTGCCACGATCTACGGCACCCTGCGCAAGTTTAGTCCCTGGGTATATTCTGCGAAGCTGTATGTCCGGGGCATCGACGGAAACCGCATCGTGGTATCTACGCTGAAAAGCGGAGCTGTCACCGGCGCGGTGGACAAGAAGTATCTGACCAAAGTGTAAGGAGGACGCAAAATGAATGTTATCAATTTCGTTTTGGCAAACTGGGACTTTATTCTGCTGATCGTGGCGGCACTTGCCGCTATGGTTTATGCCATCTTCAAGGGCAACAAGTCTGTTGTGATGAAGATGCTGTACGCCATGGTAACGGAGGCGGAAAAGAACATGGGCGGCGGCACTGGCTCCTTGAAGCTGGCGAGCGTCATTGAGGCGATTTATCCCAAGCTGCCCGCCGTTATCAAAATGTTTGTTACGGATGCCATGCTGAAAAAGTGGGTTGAGGACGCATTGGCACTTGCCAAAGAATCGTGGGAGAAGAACGCCAACATTGCGCAGTATATCGCACCCGTAGCGGAGTTGGAACAGACCGAATAATAATACATAGAATCCCCCGACCATCGTACACAAATGCGGTGGCCGGGGGATTTTTTGCATTTACGGGGAATAAAATTTGTTGCGAAATTCACCATTTGCGATTATGATAGGGGTGCAAAAGCGACAAAAAGCGACAAGCGAAGCGGAACGGCAAAGCCGACACCGCCCGCGTAGATACCAGAGAGGAGGTTTTTACTGTGCAAACCAAGAGCCGGACATTTAAGCATTTGAGCAGATCGGACAGATTGCGGATTGAGAAGTGGTTGCGCGAGGGTTACAAGCCCCGCGAGATCGCCGACAAGCTGCGCGTCCACATTTCCACTATCTACCGGGAGTTGAAGCGCGGAGAATATGAGCGCCTGGACGGAAGCACCTGGGAAATGGTGACAGCGTACAGTCCCGACATCGCAGAGGAAAGATACCAAGCCAATCTGCGGGAGAAAGGCCCGGAGCTGAAAATCGGAACAGACCATGAGCTTGCCAACTACATTGAGGAAACCATCATCGCCAACGATTGCAGCCCTGCCGCCGTCCTTGGTTATGCACAGATGGAGGGCCGGGAGTTCAAAACCTCTGTGTCTGTTGCGACGATATACAGCTATATCAAAAAAGGGCTGTTCCTGCGGATAACACAGGTAGATTTACCCCGGCGCGGGAAACATAAGGGCAGCTACAAGAAAGTCGAAAAGAAAGAGGCAGCCCGCGCCCCGGCTGGTGAGAGCATCGAGCGCCGACCGGCGGAGGTTAAAACCCGTGAGGAGTTCGGACACTGGGAAATGGACACCGTGTACAGCGGAAAGAACACATCCACCACGGCCCTGCTGGTACTGACGGAGAGAAAAACCCGCTGGGAGAATATCATAATGATTCCAGATCGGCGGGCGGAAACGGTCGTTAAGGCCATCGACGCGCTGGAGCGGAAGTATGGAGCCGTGAAGTTCCGCAAGGTATTCCGAAGCATCACCGTGGACAACGGCGCGGAGTTCTCGGCGGCGGATGGGCTGGAGCGTTCCGCCATCAATAAGACAATCCCCCGGACAAAGATTTATTTCTGTCACCCGTATTCCTCCTGGGAGCGGGGCAGCAACGAAAACCAAAACATTATGATTCGGCGGAAGCATCCAAAGGGAACGAACTTTGCAAAGGTCAGCGCGGCGGAGATCACCGCGACGGAGCAGTGGATAAATAACTACCCCCGCAGAATCCTTGGATATAAGAGCAGCGAAATCATGTTCAGACAGTGTTTGCAGGAGATCGGATTGACCGCATAAGTGAAAAGCAGAAAGGGACGGGGACGATTTATATAATATTTGAGCAACCAAATACCGAAATGCGCAGGCTGCCGACCAGGGATATTGAAGGCGGCCTTGTCGTCATGTCTAAATTAGACAAAATTAGAATGTAAAAATTGTGCGCATTTAATGCTTGACTTTTCCCAGAAATTGCCACAAAAAAGCAAAAGATACCCCCTTCAGATCACATCTGAAGGGGGAAAGAAATCATTCTACGTCCAGATGTGCAAAAGCGCTCTCGGGCAACAGGTCGGAAAGGGCCACGAGAACCGGAGAGAACCCGCCGGTATAGTCCGGCGTGGTGGTGCGCACGGACAGAGGGGCATCTTTGGACGCAAGGGGAAGGGCTACAATGGCATTCAGGCCATCACGCCGCTCCATCATCATGGTGCCCTGATGGAGGGAGATCACACGCTGGGCCAGGACCAGACCCAGACCCGCGCCCTCGCCGGGCTGTGGGATGCGGTTTTCCGGGGGATCACCGGAGAGAAGCTGGGTCAGGGGGCGGCCATCGTCCCGTCCCGGTCCGCTCAGGGTAAGCACGGCCCGGGAGTCTCGCCGGGCCAGGGTCAGCGTTAGCTGACCGCCCTTGCCCGCCGCCCGGGCGGCGTTGACCAGAAGCTCCAACAGGAGCTTTTGCAGAAGCTCGCTGTCTCCGGGAATGAGCAGACTGGTCAGGGGGGAGTCAAAGTGCAGAGAAACACCGGCCTGTTCCAACAGATAGTGGGCGGCGGAGCAGACCTCACGGCACAGACCGGCCAGATCCAGCGTGACGGGGCGGAAGACGAAGCCCCCGCTTTCCATATCGCGCAGAAGATCCAACTGGTCGGTGAGGCGAAGCATCTGGCAAAGGGTGCGGTTCATGGAGGCAAGTCGGGGGTCTGTCGGCACATCCCCTTGTTTGTCCTGAGAGGGGGGCATCAGATGTATGGTCAGAAGAAGTTGAGCCATCTGTTCCCGCAGGCGGCGGATGGTGCCGTCCAACTGAGGGCGCGACATGCCGTCCAGCCGGGCGCAGTGGAGTAGATAGAGGGTGCACTCTCCCGCGGGAGAGGCGGAGAAATGCCAGTTCTGCCCTCCGGCCAGAAGCAGGCCTGCGCCCTCGCCCTTCGGAGGGAGCGGGTCGGGAAGGGGAGCCCCCTCGGCCAGTTCGGGGAACAGTCGGGCGGCGGCGGCGTTGAAGCGGCACACCCGACCGTTGCAGGTGAGCAGTGCGGGTTCCGGAATGGACAGAAGAATAGTGTCGTCAATGTGTGCCAA